GCCGGCCAAGGTTTAACTAATTCACGACTCCTAGGTGGTGCAGTGGCTTGTAATCATAAGGGGTTACCGCGATTAATACCCGCGGGGATGCGAAAGCGCATTAAAGAGGGTGATTTGTCGGTGATTAGATTGTACTTAGGATTCTTTACCCTTTATCGGGTATTGAATTTCAGAGGAAAATTGAAGTTATCGACGATCACATCTCCTGGTGTGCCGATTACTGGGTCTTTTATGGAGGAGTGGAGATCATTTGGCGAAGTGTTCTTCACCTACTTATTTAAGTTCGGTATTCGGCGTGCCCGCTCGGATCTGGTTCCGATCCCTTTTGGTGGTCGTGCGGCGGCTATAGTAACGGAAGTGCATCCAAATCCCATGGGGATCAAAAATGCAAAGCCGGGACTTGTGTCGTCAAAACGCCCTCCTCGAGGATGTCGGAAGGAGATCTGGGGGTATGTGCCTACGTTCTTTCCTCTTATGAAATCGGGTCCTAATTCACGTAAGGGAAGAGTGAACAGCGCTAATGTTGTTTACGATTTTCTCGCGTGGATTCAACGTCCAATACTTTTCCACTCCTACCAGGTGCTAGTGGCCGTTACGCGGTCATGGGTTTTGTTTCCGTCAGTAATGGCGGACACATTAGCTTACTTAACAAGTAAGCACCCCATATTAGCTAGCCCGCACCATGAGGCATTTTGGCTAGGAGCGTTAAGTGTAAAGGAGGAACCCGGGAAACTACGAGTCTTTGCGATGGTGGATTCTTTAACTCAATGGTTATTATATCCTTTACATCGGATGATCTTTGACAAGGTCCTGAGGTTAATCCCTCAAGATGGTACCTTTGACCAGATTGCCCCTGTTAAGCGGCTAATCACCGTTTTACAGGCTGGTCGGGACCATCGGGTCTGGTCATTTGATCTTTCCGCTGCAACTGATAGAATTCCCGTTGTGTTACAAGAGGTATTACTAGGGATCTTCATGACTCCAGAGTTTGCGCAACATTGGCGAACCCTCTTATGTGATAGGGAATACAAAGCACCAGCTGAACTGATAAAACAGGAAGGCTGGAAAAGGAGTCCTGACGGACTCAAGCTGAGTAAATCTCTAAAATATGAGGTGGGTCAGCCGATGGGAGCGTACAGCTCTTGGGCCATGTTGGCTCTAGTTCACCATATGATGGTGCAGTACGCCGCTTGGAAAGCGGGATGCAGAGGTTGGTTCGAGAAATATGCGGTTCTGGGAGACGATCTTGTGATCGGAGATCACTTGGTCGCCAAACAGTACTTAGAGCTTTGCCGTGTAATTGGTGTGGAGATTAATCTGGCGAAATCTATCGTCAGTGACAATCTTTCACTCGAGTTCGCCAAGCGGTTCTTTTATAAGGGGCAGGAGGTAACTCCTGTTCCTTTATTAGGACTTGCTGTAGGCTGGCTCGGTGTGCGAGATGTTGCTGAGATAGCTCGACAGGTTAAAGACCGAACAGGTCGTACTCCTAGCCATTACATGGTTGGGCGATATGTAAATTTAGGTCTGAAAGCATGCTCTGGGTTAGCTGAAAAGCTAATCTTTAGCATGGGACGTAAGGCTAAATCAATCGTATTACTTCTAGCTCGTCCGGGCGCTATTCATGGTGTTTCCTCGCTCCTCGAGTGGTATACCTTAACCCGTGCAAACGGGAAGAGGTTGTCCACAGAAGGGTCGTGGGAAGCGATTGCGGGGGCCGTCCGCCACCGGATAGACCATTTCAAGTCACTTAATCTTAGACGACGTCTTTTCAAAGCTTTAGTTAGCTTTGATATCTCACGATATATGAAAGGCGTCTTCTCTGATCGAATGGCTTGGTTTGGAATAGCCGAATGGTGGAACGACTCCGTAGTCGTGCCTTACAAGGCTCCCATGCTTAAGAAGCTAGACGAGATAGATGTAATGATTTCCGGAGTCAACCAAGCTATAACGCGTAAGGATGAGACTTCTCTCCTCACTCTGTTACAGGCTATGGAAGATCTGGAGGAGCAGATTTCGTTGGTGCCCTCTGAGGTTCAGTTCGAAAGAACGGACCAGGAGCTTGCTGGGCGAAAGCCTGACAAGTTCCCACGCAGAGTGCGCGGATGGACTAAGCTCATAAAGAAATTCCGTAGAGCCTATCAGGATGCGCAGCACAAGTAAAAGATATTCGCTGAAGAATATCGTTAGGTAAGCAATTCGGACTAGATCAGCTAGCGTAAGCTAGTGAATGGTAGAGCTTAATTAAGCTCTACTTCCGAGCCTGATCGACGGTATCTTTGGAAGGGCTGCTCATCTTGGATAGATGCGTTCTAGCTTATATACCCACTCACTAGGGGCTAACGAATTGGAAACTCGCTAGTCCTAATGAAATGATCCGACTCCCTCTACTGTCCATAACCCGCCCCCAGGGGGGAGGATAAGTATGGAAACAAGTATTCGAAAGCAG